TTCCATTCATGAAATATGCAGGAATAATGGAGTGTTTCTTCTTGTTGATGCGGTTTACAGCGATCTTTATTTTAATGAAAGGACATATCTTCCTTTTGAGAAAATGGATGAATTTCTTTTTGTTGTTTCAGCTTTTTCAAAAATGCTTTCGATAACAGGCTGGCGCGTCGGATATCTTGTTTCGACTGACGGGCATATCGAAAAAATAGCAAAGATACATGATTACACAGGACTTTGTTCGCCGTCTCTGCTGCAGGTTGCAATTGCTGAATATCTTTCACAGAACGATCTGGGGGAAAGTTATCTTGAAAATCTTAGAAGTGAACTGAGAAAATCGTTCTTTGCGGCAGTTGAGCCTCTTGAAAAAGCGGGGTTTGTCACTATAACGGCACGAGCAGTTTCGCACTTTTGTACGAGCAGTTTCGCACTTTTTAAAGAAATTTAATCATAAAAAAATCATACAGGCATAACATTTGCAATGCGGGCGTTACATTTAAATAATAGTAAAATTTAATAATTTTTGCGCTCTAAAGGTAATAAATCAACAATATCAATATGTTAGAAAGAAGATGTGCCTAAAACCCAACAACTTGAGTTTTTCTGACTCGTGCTTTGAAATATGAAGTATAATCCGGATCTAAATTGAGCTCGTTACGCACGAAAATTCTGAGTCTTCGTGGCAGAGTAACCCCGCCCGCTAAAAGCCCGGGGGTATCATTACAGCTGAGTGCCCAATTGCCGTCCCCATTGTGAATCTTGCTGTTTTCCTCATCGATGGCATAAACACTTCCGGATGCGGTAAAAGCCACAACGGCGGATATAGTTGCGTGAAGATATTTCAGCGTAAAATCGGTTCCCTCTGTAAATTGAAAAAGTTCAATTTCATATTGTACCAACCCTATGTCCGCATTCATATCTTCGGGTATTTCGGCTTCCATTTCGACCCATGCCGGGCCTCCGGCATCACCGACATGGCTGGCGGACATATTAATTGTGCCGCTGGCTGCAAGTACTGACTCTCTGTGTTTGGCCAAGTTAGGAACCGAGACTTCTTCGAGCGCTCCGCCGGTGCCAAGCTTCTGAAGTGTGACATTTCCGGGTGTCGCCGAAAAGAAAAGGTCATAAAAGCTGGTAAACCAGCTTGTGACCACTGTGATAAGGTTGTTGATTTTTGTTAATGCTTCTGACATGTTATCCTCCAAATATGTAATTTTTCAAGAGCGCAGTTTGATGTGCCTGGTTGAGATCACGAACGCCTTCTTCTGCCGCCTGGCCAAGGAAGTCATCCCAGTTGACCAGTGCCGCATTAGTTGTAAAAAGTTCCACGGCATCGGCGGTTCCGAACTGGATCGGGACTGTGACTATTTCGCCGACGATCATATCCTCGTAGTCAACGGGGATATATGTCTCCGGATGGAGACCTATCCAGACGAGTACGGGATCTGCTTCGGGTGTTTCGCCTTCGACGAATAACCCGATCTCTCTCATATGCCAGCCCCTGACTTCAGGGTTGACTATTGCTTCAACTCTGGCAATTGTCGGGTCTTCGGCTGCCTGATATACACGGTTGACTTCGACCCGGACTTTTTCGTCGTGGAGAGCTGTTTCAGTGCCGTCAAACAGATCCGGATTCTCATACTGCTCGGTTGTGAGATCGCCGAGTGCCATATACTTGATTTTCCGCTTAAGCGTGGGGTCTGCTTCCCATGCGGCGAACAGGGCAAGACCTGCATTTGTGAATTTTGATGTCATATTATACCCCTGCTGTATCACAGCTCATAATAACTTCCACTGTTAGTGAATCATCGTCGGCTATGGTAATGCCAGTACCACCATTAATTAAAGAGTAAGCTATCATAGCACGGTTTGCTATGGTAGCATATGTCCCAGCCGTCAGCCATCCCAATGACTTTGCTGTTATGCTGGCTCCTGAAAAATTATCAAATCTCCTGAAAAAATTGCGGACAGTTTTAGTTCCCTGAACCGGATCATCACCGAAAGCACCCGAATAATCTTCGTTATAATACAACTGGCCGGATGCTGCACCGTGGTTTATGGGTGTAAAAGTAAATTTATTAAGGTCAAATGCGGCATCCCCAGTACTGAGAGCAAGTCCGGAAAACTGTTGGGTCGCATACCCCTTTCCCTGGGGGCTGGAGACATTTTGGCTGGATGCGGTTATTACCCATGCCGCCCCAGCTTGTATAGCCCCTGCAATGTTTGTATACCCCCCCGTTACTGAAATATTACCCATTAGTCCGCTTTGCCCGGTTGCTTTTATGAAGTTATTATTAAATCCTATATCTCCGGAAGCTGATAATTTGAAAATATATCTAACTCTTTTTCCGGTGCCCGTAGGTATAGTTATAGGAGCAAAGACATCCCGCACAACTAAAGCTGTTTGGTTATCTGCTATATATGAAGCAGTAGGGGAATTAGTCCCCCAGACGGTTGCATAATTTATAAATATACCTGATTCATTAAATGTAACATCTGAACCTGTGTTATTGGTAAATATTCTCTCGATGGCGTATTGAGAGTTTACTGCTCCGAATGAATCCATACCTAATTCTGTGGACATCATTGCTGCTTTTGATAAGGTTGTGCCGAGTATTGTGCCTGCTAAATTGAAATCTCTCTGGGTGACAGCCGGAGTTGCAGCAGGATCAAATCCGATCTGTATTCCTGTTGTGTTGTAATTGCCGCCTATTGCACAGACTCCTGACAACCCTGACAAGAAATCCGTTGTGCCGTCTCTCATTTTACCGTGTGATGCTGCGGGAAAACCGGCTGGGGAACCTGCATTGTAGTAAGGGTAATATCCGTTTAAAGAACGCAATAATCTTGTCAGAAAGTTTCCTGTAAATGATCGCATAGGAAACACCTGTTTATCGGTACCATCTATGTTCTCAATTTCTATTCTGTTGTGGTGCCTGTCATTAATATCCTCCCACACCAGTACTGGTTTTTTGTATTTCTTTGAATGTAACCAGCATCTTACCCCTAAATCTACTCCGTGTGATTTTAACATTTTGTTCTCCACTATGTATCTTCTATTTCTAAAGTTGATTTTATACTTGTAAACTCATTATTTTCCATTGCTGCGGTGTTCCCAAATTCCATAGTTGACTCTATACTCTCAAACTCACCGCCTTCCGTTGATGCTGTACTGCCAAATTCCATAGTTGACTCAATACTTGTGAATTCGGTTGTGCCGCTCTCCACTCCCACGCTCACGACCGCGCTCTGCACAGTTCCGACAACTGCTTTGATGTTTGCAGTGTCTCCGGTTGCGTAGGTGGCGCTTGGGAGCTGGGCGTTTGCTTTTGTCCAGGTTCCGTCGGGCTGGATGACTGCGGTGCCGATGCTGGCATAAGTTTCATCACCGGCAGTTGATTTTTTGGCAAGGATTGTGACGGTTGCACCGGCGAGGTCTGTTGATGTTCCGGCAATTGTCATGTCAGTGTCCGGGACTACGGTTGCCGGGTATGTGCCGATTGAGAGTGTGCCGTCAACAATTGTGACTTCTTTTTCTGCACGGTAAACCAAGCTGTATTCGACTTCGACAAGACATTCATCTGTGATTATTGTCACGCCGGGAAGCTGACCGCTAAATGAATATTCTCCGTCAGCATCAACGGCTCCGTTGCCGATTTCGTATCTCTGCAATCCTACTTCGCCGTCCACGAAAACACTTGCGTATGCTTTCAGGGCAAGTCCTTCATATCTTGCCGGGAGATTCGTAAAACCCGAAACAGTGAAAGCGCTGTATTTCGGCACAGTTGCAGAAGGTTGCGAAATTGACAGTGAACTTGTGCCGATTGACGGCTCAACCATCGAAGAGTATGCACCGGATGTGAAAGTAAGCCGAAAACGGCCCGATATAAGATCATTCGGCAGCATTACACTGTCAAGCGACCATTCACCGGCAACTACCGGAGCTGTGCCGATATATCTCACATAATGAGGATCCCAGTCAACAGATTGCGGGCTGACACCATATTCCGTAAGATAAGCGTGCACATAATCAGTGTTGTCAGCTGTGCCCTCAATATCAAAAGGTAGGAGCCGCATTATTGTGTCTTCATCCGCTATGTTGGTGCATTCAATATTTATGGGATCTATTGCAGCGGCACAAGTTACAGAAGCCGTAAGACTGTAAAATCCGGCATTAATTAACAGCGAATCATCAAAATTATAGTCCGCACTGTCAAGACGGATCACAACCGACCATATACCGTCAACAACCGTCGCCGTACCTTTAAAAACTCCATTTATATATATATGTATAGAAGGAAGCGTGGAAGTTCCGGTAAAATATATGTCCGTATCAAGCGGCAGCAACATTCCGGACATCGGAAAAAGTATAGAAGTGCTGAAGGTGAACGCAGGCATTTCCTGCACCGGATATTCAATTACACGGTCGTTCCTGACCGCTGAGGCGAGTTTTACCGGGTAGGGATCATTAACATAGTGTGTTATTTGTTTTGAGCTTTTTCTTTTATATTTTTTAATGAGGGCGAACAGCAGATCACTGGTCTGTTTTGGCACCGGCGTTTTAAGTTTTATCATATACCTGCCGGGAAGTTCGCCGAACTCAAACCACTCGCTCAACTCAGCATAAATTCCAAGCATATCAAACACATTTCTAATCGCCCACGGAGTACCTCTGTACCTGTGAAGATCAAGTGCGCTTTTAATAAGGTCTCGTTTCTGCTGTTCAGTAGTTACAAGATTCCATTCAGGATCCAGAACATTAAATTGGTAGGCAAGTGCGGGGAGAGCGCTTACATCCACGCCGGATATATAGTAAATTAATAGTTTTCTGAGATCGAACTGGTCAATATAAAGCTCTTCCAACTCATTTAGAGCAAGAGTGTGCTCGTCTCTTATTGCGTGCCCGATCAACCTTTTATCAGCCATTTTCCGTCCCCGAAATTATAACAGAAATGTCTTCATTGCGGCAGTTTGGCCATTCATTTTTATCAACGATTCGACCGTTATCAGATATATTTGCACCGTCTGCAATAACGCTCACCTGCGCTGAGTATATTCCGGCGTCTGCGCTCTGAGCGAGTGCCTGTATTTGGGAAGGCACAATATCAATTCCGAGCTTAGTTCTCAGCACTGCTGCATATTCTCTAACCGCTGCAAGTATTTTGGTCTGTATTTCATTGGATCTATATAAAGCGCTTCTGTAAAGTTTAGCCGTTATAGATATTTCAAACGGTATTTCATCCGGGGAGAGCACAACAACATGATCGGTCATCGGCCTTTTCTTTTCGGCGCTAAGAGCGGCTTGTATTTCTGCTATTACGCCACTATCGGGCAGACCAGTCTCCATTAGCGGATATACATTTACAACACATTCAGATGGAGACTTTGTTTTTGCGTCAATTATGTCGGCTCTTACTGCCCGAGTCCAGTATTCATAAGAATCCTCCGAACCTGCTACAGAGTATCTGGAAGGAGCAAGACGAATTCTTTCAAAATATTTGGAGTCGCCCTCTTTGTCGGCGCCGCCTGATGTTACGGTAATGTTTGTAACATTCTGGCTGTCAACATAAGGCAGAGGCGTAATAAGCCCGTTAACACGCCCCGGGGCATAACCATTTCCGGCAGCTCCTGCCGTTTCACATTCTGCCGGTATTTCGGCCAACAATTCTCCTGCAGGAATCAAGGCCCCTTCAAGAGTCTTGAACACTACTGAGCCGTCGGCGCTTTGAACCCGTGCCCCGGCATCAATTGTGTAAGGGGTAGAAAGTGTGTTTAGAAGCGTAAATCTTATAATTGTTGTTGCAAAAGTAGAGCTCAGCCTTTCAGTATCGTGAAACGCGCCGAGATGGTCGAGCATTATATCTCTTGCGTATAAGAGAAGGTTCTGTTTAGCTGCTTCGTTACCGAGCGTATATAAAACCTGTATTCTATATACGAGTCGTAAAATGTCCTGGTATTCCGGCTGTCCCGGCAACAGGTCTTTTCCGGTAAGAAATTTATACTCCGACAGCAGACCATCAAGCAAAGACTGAGGGTCATATGTGAAGAATACCGGTTCCTGTATAGATGTTTCTGTCATAATTGCACCTTTGTCTGTTTATTCTCGTTGGTATCAACTATTGTATAATCAACCAGCACGGTTAAGTGTTCCTGTTCTATGGTTGTTATAACCGAGTTGATTTTTATTCTTTTTTCCCACTTCTGAAGTGCCTTAATTGTGTACTGATTTATATACGCAACCGCATCCGTAACCGGCATATCAACGCACTCATCAATATCAGAGCCGAAATCCGGCAGCATCGGAACCGATCCTTTAGGCGTGCTGATTATGATGTTAATAGACTGTTCAATGTCATATTCATTTTCAACAACTTCACCGAATTCGCCAACTTTGCGCGACCAGTACTCTGCTTTAATGTCATCAACTTTCTTAACCATTTTTAGCCACTATAAGTTTGTCAAAAAGATTGTTAACCTGTGTGAGATCCGCCGCCTGGACAACCGCACATGTTCCTGCACAGTAATATGACCCGCCTGTTGGCGGTACACCGGGTTCAGATAAAAGCCGGTTCATCCAACCGCCGGTAGCGGGGGGAAGAACGATATTGTAACAACCGGTTGTGTTAAGTCTTGTAATTGTATTCTGGGCTTCTGTTAATGCTGTTTCAATAGTGTTTACGGCTGTGTCATAATTAGTTTTCTGCGACTGTGCGGCGGCTACAAGCTTTTTAGCGTTGTTGACCTGATTCTGAAGGGTCATAAATGCGCCGGGAAACATATCACCAAGAGTAATTTCATTCCATGAATCAGTTGTAAACTCTTTTTCTGTTTCTTCTATAAGATCGGGCCGCTGTCCCGGAGTTGGAACCGGGAATGGCTGTTTAAATGCCTTTTCAAGACTGTTTTTCATATTATTAAACGCCGTTTGAACACCTGAAATGCTTGCGGCCGTAATAATTGTGCAGACAATACCGGAATAAAGACCGGGATCATTATCAGGAGCGTCGGGAGCGGAAAGAAGTCTGGCAGACCAACTCCCCTGCCCGGCGCTCATAATAATATTATACACACCCTGTTGCTCAAGATCAGAAAGCAATGACAGTGCCGCAGAGAGCTTGCTCTGTGCATTGTTTAAATTGTCATTAATGAAAGTCTCAAGCGGAGCAAGCTTATCAAGAGCCGCCTGTAATTCTGCAACGGCAGCGGTAGCTTTTGCAAGCTGATCCGAAAACTGATCTCCGAGCGTAGCGCTTACCCATGGCATCTGTGTTCACCTCCTAAAACGGCACTGTAGGCGCGCTTGTAGCACCTGCAGGTGATGGATGGGTATGCGCATTGTAATGAACAAGAAATGACTGATTTAATGTGTCCGCAACCGCGGCACCTATTGCATCTGCGAGCTTCTGCACATTTCCGCTTGTGGGTTCAATTATTCCCTCTCCTGCAAGTGATTTTAAAATATTGGCGCTGAACATTTCTTTTGTAAATGGCATAAAACCTCCTACGGTGAAACTTTCACAGTATTAGACGGCATCAGGTGCACCGCCCCGAAAAAAGGACACGGGCTGTTTGCATGAAGACAGCCGAACTGTGCGCCGGGGCCTCCGTCAATGTCAACCATTGTTCCCTTAACGGTTGTTTTACCTGTAGCTTCTATGTTTATTGTTCCGGACGCTTTAATTTCTACTTTTCCTTT